TCTTCTTGATGGAACCACCACGAGAAGGGATGAACCATGTAATAAAACGGCGGGGCGGCGGGAACGGAAGAAGGTAGACGCGGCCTGTCGGTCCGCGACTCTCTCCTGATTCGGGTGCCAATAATGCTCGACATATAGTTCCTAGCTTGCGGAGGAAATCACGCGGACAGCGCGCTCATCTTCCAATTCGACCACTCCGACGTAGTAGCTGGCCACGATGCTCGAAGTAGCGGTGGAGGCGCTCCGCTCGAACTCGACCAGAATCGGCGAGGCGGACGGGACGCTCTGAGCGATGACACCGGGGAGGGCGCCAATCTGAGAGACGGGCATCTCCTGATAACCGAAGGCGCCGAGACCGAACATGCATCCGGTTGCGTCGGTGCCATCGTCAGTTACCCGATTGCTGCTCCAGACCTGAATCCCATGCCAGTTCCCGGCGAAGCCCGGTCCCTTGCCGGCGAGCATGTCCTGCGTCGCCGCGATGAACTGCTCTGGACCGGCCTCGGTTCGGAGGTCGGACTGGAAGTCGACAAGCTGGGCCGGGGACAGCACGGCCACCCAAGGCGCCGAGACGCGCGCGGACGTCAGGGCGAACTGAGCATCGTACATCGCGTCCACAGTGAGGGCGGTCTCGGTGGTACCGGCGGACGAGGAGACCGAGGTAAACAGGTTGGTCACCATGTCAGTGCGTCGGAGGCTGGCAGCCTCGACCATGCGGCTCGCGAACTCGGCGATGCCGGCTCCGGTCGGGGGACCGGCCAGGTTGTAGAGGTCGCTGATGTCGCGGCGGAGACCCTGACGAGCGATCTGCACGGTGACGTTAGAAGTGGTCGGGTCTTCGGCGGTGAGGGCTCCGGTCTCGCCGGGGGCCGTCATCGGGTCGTCCCACTTGATGCGGCCGATCTTGTTGGTGTCGGATCCGCTCTGGTAGGGATTGAGGTCGACGCAGAATTGGAACAAGTCCGTTTGGTCGACAATCATTGCCCATGTTGCAGAATTGATTGTCTGGCTGAGGAAAAGATCCGAGCTGGATCCCGAGAAGGTCATAGACATAGCAGTGTCTCCGGTTCGTTGGTTGGCTTCGAATCTCGCAACGCCCAATCAACGGCTGGCGACACCGAACGAGACTCCCCCAAGATAGTGACACACATCATCTGGTGTCAATTATTGAACTCACCGGACCGCAGCCGCTCGATGAATTGGCTCGGATTCGAGCTGGCCATCCGCGCAAAGTCGCTGCCCTCATATCGACCCGGCGTGGGGGACGGCATCGCCCCCCCGTTGGCTCGTGGTGTCGAAATCGCGGGAGCAATCTGACCCCCATTGCTTGCAGCGACTGATGTCGATTGGGGCGGCGCGGTATCCAGCGGCTTTGCCTCCGAGTGTCCGATGGGTTCATCCGCAGAAGCATTGGACAGGAAAGGCTTTAGCACAGCAGAAGGATTATCCCTTTGCTCCGCCCACCAAGCTTCCCAATCTTGCGCGCCCTCCCCTGTCGATTGCTTCTCGAATCCATGGAGCAAGAACTCTCGAACGGAGGAATCGCGCACGCCGTCTTCCAGCAGGCTGACGACGGAAAGATGCTTCTGGAGATCGCGCTCTTGTTGTTGCTGCAGCGCGGCGATCTGCTTTGCGTGCTCGTCCCCCCGCGCGGCCTTTGCTTCGAGACCAGCAACATGCGCCTTTAGTTGATCCAGAGACGAAGCAACCTCCGCCGTCCGAGCCTCCGCATCGCGGCGCTTTGCGATCTCCTTGTTCAGTCGTTCGATTGGGATAGTGGTGGCTTCTTCGCTCATGGGCTATCAACTCCGAGTGATGTGATTCCGAAGGCAGCAAGGCGCCGCCTCTCCTCTGCAATTGCGGCGAGAGATGCCTCGGCTTGCTCCCGCGTGATGCCGGGCCGCTTGGCGATCATGAGATCGACCGGCGTCGCAATGCCGGCTCGGATGTCCGATAGGGCCTGCTCGCGCGCTGCGGCCAACTCGGTCGGCGTGCGCGGGAGACCCTCATATCGGATGCGATACTCGCTCTCCGGAAAGGGGCCAAGCCCGGCGCGATTGCATGCCGCTGCAGCTCGGGAGAGAAGCTGCAGATCGGCACGTCGGTTCTGCGGCTCATACCTGCGCTGGGTCTCTCGGATGGCCGAGCGTCGCAGAGATATGGCGTAACCGCTTTGGGCTTGCGATGCGTTGGTCTCCAGATCGCTGGATGAGATCCCATAATGTACGGCGAGATTCCGCTCGAACGAGGATAGCGCCAACTCCAACCGCTCCGGATTCCCGCCTGGCTGCCACTGTCCAAGCTGGGGCGTGCCGGTGCCGTCGGCGGTGAACTGCAGAATCGAGGCCGGGTCGGCGGGGACACTGCTATGGGCGCCGAAGCCAGAGCCGCGAGTGGTCTGCCCTCGCAGGACTGCCCCCACGACGTATCGCTGCGGCCAGCTTGAATCCTTGAGGACGTGAAGAAAGAAAGTGAAGCACGTCGCGACGGTCAGCGTACCCTCCACAAGCGAGCGCTTCTCCCCCCAATCCCAAAGGCGGCCGGTCCTCTCCGCGTGATAGAGCGCGAGAGGCAGGAAGGGCGTCCCGTCCTCGTATCGATAGGGGTAGTTGGCTCCGGAGAAATCTCCGCCGAGATAGCGCTCGGAGACGTCGATCGCATCCTTGATGGTCGTCGACTCGTCTTCCGGATAGAGGACCTTGTATTTCGGATCGTCGGGGTCTCTGATGTCGAGATAATCCCATGTCCATACCTTCTCGCCGTCCATGTCTCGGAGCCGCGCCTCGACATACAGGGCCGGCTCGTCTGGCTCGTCCGGGTTGGCGAGGCAATACACTTGGTCGACAGGGACAACTCGGAACTGGAGCCGCGGTTCATCGCCGACCAAGGCGAATCGAATGATGCTCTCGCGGAGTCCAATCTGGAATCGCTGATTCCGTTGCGCCAACTGCCAAAGGCCAGCCTCATCAACCACGCCCATGAATGCCGTGGCGCCGCCCTCGTCCTCGTTGGTGACGGACGGCTCCGAGGAGTAGAGCGCCGCGATCTGATTGATGATTGTGGCGAAGAGGTTCCGGCTCATGTCCGGCTTGCCAAGCTCGGCGGCCCGAACAAGCGGGAAGTGCTGAAGGATGTGCTCTTCGAGGTCTCGTTGCCAATGCCCTGTCAGCAACCGATGACGGAGGGCGCTATGCCTTCGCCGGAGCTGCTCCTCTGCCCCGCCAGGGAGGACCGCTATCGTTGATTCCTTCGGCTGCATTCTGCCTCCTTATCGCACGCGGATGCGGCGTGCGCCGCTCGTCCGTCCTTCGAGGATTTCGCATGCACCATATCGCAGGGAGTCAAGGGCATGTGCGATTTCGGAATCTTTCGCTTGCTTGGTTCCCCGCCAGTGCTTCATCCCTTCTATCAGATGCTTGCACCGTGGGCTCACTCGCAAGCGACCAGCAAGAAGAGCGATGTTCAGAATACGAGCCCCGTAGAGGATGCTGCCCGGCCCCTTGCGAGCCCCGACAATGCGAAGCGGAGGCGAGTGTCGGTCGATGCCGAGAGCCTCCGCGAGCGACTCCTCCATCAGTCTGTTGACCGAAATCATCGCGCTTTTACCGGATGAATTTGTGTCCCCGTGTGCCCTTGTGACTGTCGCCAGGTTTAACCCGTTGCGGTCGAGCATCTCCAATACCGCGAGCGCGTCCTGCTGCGTAGTCGTGCGCCCCTTGCTCACGTATTCATCGATGCACCAGACCTCCCCAGCGCTCTCATCGTATGCGTAAAGGAGGCAGACCTCAGAGTTCGCCCTCTCGCCGTGGTCGAAGGTAATGCCGACACCCCACTCGCGATCGGGAAGGTCATCGTCCTCGAACAGAGTCGTATCGTCGGAGTATCCGGTGAAGAGTCGATCGAATGAGACACCCTCCCAATCGCCGTTGGTTCGTTGGGCCACCTCGGAGGGGAGGTAGCTCGCGATCTGCTGCTCCAACGACTTCGGAGAGCGATGGGGGCAGTCCTCCGGGGTCAGTCGAATCACCGTTTGGTGCCAGTCCTCCGTCGGCGGGATCCCCTCCGCCTCATCTCCCTCGACCATCAAGCGAATCCACCCGCAAGGGCGGCCGACCGGGGTCATCGTCATCCAGGCTGGCGCACGCGCTCCGCTCGGCAGTCTGCGAACCGCAATCCTCGATATGCTCTCGGAGTAGTGCGATTCCATGGGCGGTTCGTCATACCAGATCCAGTCGACTGTCGCCGATGCCAGTGCGGTTATCTCACCGCGGCCCGACCTGAATTCAATCATCGAGCCGTTCGACAGCTCGATGACTCTCCTGCCCCTCGTTCGGTAGCCGCGAGCTGGGTCGTACTTTGTGTTGGCACCGATGAGGTGAGAGGGCTCCGTGTCTTTCAGCTTTCGACAGATGGTCGGATAGTGATTCTCCAAGTCCGAGACGACTATCCATCCAAGGTTCGGAGCCGTGGGCACCTCGCGCCAGGGATGAGAGCCCGTCGCGTGGTACCAGGCCTCACTACTCCCCGCAGCGGATTTTCCCGTCTGATTGCCGCTGCGGCATAAGCGTCGAGCCGATTGGCTCTTGTGGAAATCGAGCTGCTTTGGCGTGGCCTTGTCTTTCCATAGAGAAAGGCGATCCGCTCGGAAAGAGTCCAGAGCCAGCGCAAATGCCGCAAGGCTATCCATCCGTTGCGCCGATGAGAACTTCCGCGAGACGCTCCCGAACGGTCAGCGGCAGGTCTTGGAGTTTCTCGACCACTTCATCTAGAGACGGCGGGGGAGGCGCGCGATGTTCATCTTCCACGACTACACCAAGAACGCGACCCACCATGTTCAACATCGACGCAACGGGGCCCCACCTGCTCGCCGCTCTGGCGTCGGTGATATTCTCGCGGAGGCGGAGAAGGAATTCTCCCCGCGCCAACTCCTTATCGATCCCCCGATAACCCTCCGCGATCTCGCTTAACACTTCCGTCCGGTAGCGATAGACGCTTCGAACCTCTACATCGAGATGAGCGGCCAACCCTCTCGCGATACGACCCGACCATCCGCGGTCTTGAATCGTCCTCTCCACAAGATCCAATCGTCGCCTTCGCTCCTCTTTGGATGTAGGTGCCATCGACTAGGACCCAGCCCCACCGATGAGAAGCTGCGCCTGCCGCACGTCCATCGGCTCGCCTCGATACCGAACAACGGCGCATGGCCGACCCCCTATCTTGATGGTGCTCTTGGGCCCGCGCTTAGCACCGATGCCAACGCCCGGCCTTTGTAGCAAACCCCAATCGGGGGATTTCAGGAAAGCGCGGACGAAACTAGGGTGGGCCGGGTAGCAATGAAATCTTCGACCCAGCGCCTTGTAGGCTGCCCCAAGCGTTCTCATCAGAACGAAGGCGAGCCCAAGCCCTTGATAGTCGGGAAGGGTAACCGTCCGGCTGTTTCCGGTTATGTCTCGAACCTTCGGATGGGGTCGATGAAGGGTGCCGAC